ATCCTGGTGAGTAATTTCTTTTTTAAACACCTGCCAAAGTTCTAAAGTAAGTTCTGCATCTTTTTCTGCATAGGCTCCAACATGAAGCGCTGGAAGCTGCCACATATCTGCTTTAGGATCTAGTCCTCTAGACTTTGCTTCTTCATTAAGTGCTGATTCGTTTTTACCATGGCCTAAATAATCCCAACCTAAACTATTTAAATCAAATCTAAATCTATTCTCATTAATTAAACTGGCTGCAATCATAGTGTCTACGATCTGTCCCTGAATCTTTAGACCCATAGACCTAATCCAACTAACGTCATACATTGCATTGTGAAATATTTTTACTGCTGGTGTATTTAAAATATCTTGAAACCATTTTAAGGTTTTCTTACGATCCATGTTTGGCCCAGATGCGTGAGCAATAGGGAAATAAAACTTTTTACCGGGTACAGCTACAGCAATTCCTACAACTTCTCCATTACCAATAATAGCACCACTACCTTTAGATTTTAAATCAGGATCTCTTGTCTCTAAGTCAATTGCAATCTCGTCGTACTGTCTTAGATCAGGATAAAACTCTGGTTCAATCCATTCTGTCTGCGCTTCAAATAGAGGTACTTTCATTTAAACCTTTCTTGTTGTTGTGGTATAGCATACCTTGCTTTTCATATTTAAGTAATCTTCTTTTCATTACTTGATTTTCTTTATAGAGTCTCTCTGTTCTTTTTTTCTCAGCTTCTAATTTTAATCTTATTCGTAAAAAAAGGTTCATTATTTTTTCGTACCTGTATCTTTCATTGTTTTAATTTCTAATTCACAGTAATGAATTATTTTTTCAAGGTCTTGTATTCCTGCTTTGTTTTTATAACGACAAACATATTTAATTACGTTGCCCTGGAAGAATGACAAAGCATTCTTTGAAATAAATTCATAAGGTTGAATTAAAAATTTTTTGTAATGGGATCCACCTATCTGTTTATCTTGTGGAAATGAATCGTTAAATATATCTTTATGTGTCATAACTGGTAACCCTTCCTTTCTATTTTTGCTCTCATTAAATATAAATTTCTTTTTGCTCTCGTACACCCTACATACCATACTCTATGCTCTTCGTCACGTTTTATTATACTATGAGCCGTAGCTTCTCTTATTTTTTTAGCATTATCTAATACTAATATTACATTCTCACATTCTCCTCCTTTAGCTGCATGAATTGTAGATACTTTAATCCTAGCTTCGTTACTTAATTTTTCTCCATTAGATAGCATTAATCTAATATATATTTTTTCATCGGCAGAAGCTGTATCAAAACATTCATACCATTTCAGATCTTTTTTTAATTCTCTCTCACCCATATACTCTTTAATATCTTCTAAAGCAGTGTCGGGAATATCTTCACCATTTAACCATTTGCTGTGATTAATAATGGCTTTGTATAATTTAGTGTCATAACTTTTCCTATGCTTATTCTCATGATACAAACCTTTAACTTTCAATAAATCACATATTTCTTTTGCTCTAGAAATTGTTCTAGTAAGAATCAACCATTTACCATTATATAGGTCCACGTTCTCTAAACTATTGATTTTACTACATAAACCTTGTTCATTCCTGGGTAAATAATTCTTAGTTGCTCTCAATCCCTGGATTCTTTCTGTAATGACTTCGGATATTTCCTGCACGGCTATAGGTATACGTCTAGATTTTGAAAGTACTTTTTCTTTAGCAGGTTCTTTTATAAATCTATCTACGTCTGCACCCGCCCAACCATAAATTGCTTGGTCATCATCACCTGCCAAATAAACATTTTTAGAATTATTTTTTAACATATCATACATTTGCCATTGAATAGGAGAAAGATCCTGCGCTTCATCTATAAAGACTGTGTTAAAACTTGGACACAACTCTGGTTTAGATAGAAATTTCTTAATCATATCTGCAAAATCTATTAAATTATTATTAACTTTGTATTGATTATAGTTTACTTCTATGTGTTTAAGTAAGTCAGGTTCTACATTAGAAGAATGTTCTCCTGTACAGTATTCATCCCAAACTGAAATCCCTTTCTCTTTGGCCTTTAAAATGATTTGAAAGTATTCATTGTCACAACTTAAATAAGGAGAAGCATCCGCATCTTTTTTAGCATTGACTCTTATGCTTAAAATTTTTCCAAGATCGTTATAGTGATAATCCTGCATAACATTTTCTTCTCTTAAACCTAAGGTATGGAAAGCTAAAGAATGTAAAGTTTGAAAGTATCTTAATTCTTTTTTCTTATATTGTGGATTCTTTGAAAGCATTCTATCCCTTGCTTCATGAGCAGCCTTACGAGTAAATGCAAAATAACCTATACTATTAATAGGGGTACCTATTCGAATATAAGCCATCGCTCTTCTAATAAGTTTCTCTGTTTTACCTGTGCCAGGAGGACCATATATTTTAGTTACTTTCGGCACTTATAATATATCCTCTTTTTTTTTCATCGCTATTAGTTCAACTTTATTTTCCTCTTTTGGAAAATGAGCTATTGATATTTTCACACACCTGACAGGGTTATGTGATTTTTTTTCTGTTTCTTTTTTAGGATATCTTTTTAGATCTTTTAATTTAGCATCAAAGAAATCAATCATCATTTGACCCGTTCTATCTATTTTAGATTTCCATTCTTTATTCTTTAAATAATTATAGAAAGGATCAAACACAAAATAAGCGTAGCCATCGTCAATTAAAGTACTACCACTTCTAAAGGAAGCATCACTCACTGCAGGCACGCCATAGATATGATCTTCTAAATGTTTATGTAAGATTTCTTTTGGAGAAGTTCCTGGAGGAGCTTTCTCTGTTTTCATTCCTTGCCAAAGAACGTCTAAAACATTCTGCATATCATCACCCTTGATCCGTGGTGGTGGAATAGGTGTGTGGGCTCCTATTAATCTTCTTAATTTTTCCTGGTCCATAATGTAATTTATATCTTTAGCTATTATTTGTTGAGAGGCTTCTCCTTCAATTTTATCAACATAATGAACAGTGAATCTAAACTCTGGTTCTGGTGAATAATCTATTTTTATTAAGGCAGAAAGTGCAGGGAACTTTTTAACTTTATCTGAAGCTACTCCAAACTTTCTTTTTAAACATTCTGATTTAACACACATACTAACAATCGGTTCTTCTGAACAAGTATGTCCTGCCGTGTCTTTTTTATAAGCTTTAATCTTTTGTTTTACTTTCTCATCACCCCAAATATTATCATAAACAATATAATTTCTAGCGCCTTCTAAAAGTTTCTCTTCCCAATTATCTGGGTATTTCTTTTTAGCAAACACCATGTAATTATAAATAAATCTATCTCTGTAATCATCTAACTTAGATTTAGAAAGTCTTTGCAAACAAACAGGCCCATCTGCAAACTCATCTGCACCTCCTGTCAACTCTAATCTCATCAACTCTGTTGCAAATTCTTCTAGTTCTTCTCTTGTTTTTCTGTTAGCCTCGACAACTTTTATAAACTGTTCAAAAGTAAACTCCGTACCATCTAAGTTTAAACCAACTCTTTCATTACGGTTATAGTAAGGTAAGTTAATAAAATTACCGTTGATAAATTTACCATCTGATCCCATTCCCAACTGAGTCTGCTTAGGAAATATTTCTGTAGAAGCCTTTAAGCCAAATGTAAACAATAGTTTATCTAAAAAATTTCTAACATAGCTAGCTTTAACAGGTTCTTTAAAGAACACATATATATGAAGACCGCCGCTTTTAGATTTAACCGGAACTACTGGAATGTTTTTCTTATCAATAATTTCTAAATACTTTCTTAAATCAAAGTTGTCATACTCATCTGAGTCTATATCGATTGCACCAAAGTGTGCTAGGCCATCGTCATTACAGGGTTGAACTCCTATAGATTTTTTACCTTCTAGATGGGCTATGTAATCAGAGTCTAATAATTCTTTAGCTGCCCAGCCATATTTTAATTTTAGTTTTCCTGTTGAAGGATCTTTGAATGCAGAAGTTATGTCTGCGTAACCATAGTCTCTTTTTAGACCTGTGAATATTTCTATATATCTTTTTTCCATTTTTATCTTTATTGTGGGGCGATCCAGTCTCCCTTCACGCCCCGAGTTATTCCCACCGGATAGGGAATTTTATTTAGTAGTGAGCTGCTCCATCAGAAGCTTTAGCTGTATCATCCTCACCATGCTTAACTTCAACATCTCCTTTAGAGATACTTTCAGAAAAACTTTTGGCTTGTTGATACATACCTGCGTCTTCAATAGGACCATTTTTACTCACTTCCCAACCAAACCATGTACCTTTGTCGTTAGACTGTTGTACAGTTTTTAGCTGATAAAGATGGCTAAAAGTTGCAGGGGTAAACAACCCATTTTTTCCCTGCATTTTAATACTCTGCATCATACTATTCCATTTTCTACTAATCTTTAATTGTGTAGATTTCATGGCAATTAATGCAGTTGTTGGTGAGCTACTTCCTACTACTACAAAGTGTTGCGCAGTCTTCTCAATATAATTACCGTTAGGTAATCTATCTTTAAAGTCACCACCTCTTGTAGTCTTAGTCATAATGTCACTAGACGAAGGGTAGATTTTTACTGGCGCACCAGATCCATCTTTTCCTCTATCTTTCCACTCAACGTATTCGAGTTTGTAGTAACATGGAATCACTGGGACTCCAGTTTCACCACCAAAAAGTTCACCTGTTACTGAATTATAAATCATTCCAGGTTCTGCTCCTTGGACATACTTACCATCTCTCTTGTTCACTTCAGGAGAAAGTTGGCCTAGTATTTTAAGGAAAGGTAACGCAAGATCTTCCTGTGTTACCATTCCAGTTTGTACATTTGCATCAGCTTCGAAATTAACATTCGTGGACAATGCAGTGTTTTCTTTTATTGTTGGTTCTTTGTTCATTTTTATTATTTCCTTGTTATTTTGGTTCGGTTTCCTGCGAACACATTAAATAAATCCGTGGGCATCTCTTTTCCAGATTCGAGACGCTCACGAACTAACGCTTTAAGTGTCATGGGCTCAACCTTTAATTTCTGGACGGGTTGATATCCTTGACCTTGTGCAAGGCCAGCATATTCTGCTGCCTTGTTATCCTCGTTACGACCAAAGGAAACAGTAATCTCATTTTTAATAAGATCACCCAAGCCGTTGTTACGAAGCCAGTTGAATGCTTCTTCTTTCTTAGCTATAGAAATTGAAGCACCATAGACGGGTTTGACTTCTACGCCAGCACCGTCTGATAAACTGAATTTTGATATGTTCATTTCTGTCATCATCGTAGGAATAACTTCCCCTGATAAAACATCCATATCATTTTTTAATTTTTTTAATTCCTCTTCTTTGGAAACAAACTCATCTTCAAGGTCTCTTAATTTAATAACCTGATTGGATAGTTCTTTGATGTCATTGGTATTTGCATTTGCCAATGAATCGATTTTGTCTTCTTCTAAATTTATACTCATTTTCTTTTTACCTTTCTAGTAGTCGTAGTTATTAATTCTCCTAATATAATGTCATAATATCCTATGTCAAGCTTATTCTTCGAGATTTCCTTTTTCATATAAATTAATTTCTATTGGGTAATACATTTTTTCCTGTCTATCCCATTTTAATAGATTAAATTTACCACCAGTTTTATCTGCCACAATTGAACACGCAACACCTATAATTGCGGGATCGCCTGTAAGTAGTAAGAAATCCTTAGTAGTATATTTATCTAAAAGTTTCCTTAATTTAAAAATTAAAGGTCCTGGAGACAAAATAATTTGTGAGTGTTCTGGTAATAATGTTTTTAAAGTACCATATTTTTGCGCACCCATAATATTAAACTTAGGAGCACCTGCTTTAGTACCGGGTAATTCTTG